GGTGAACGGGGAGTACTACCCGATCGTGACAGATTTCCGTGAATGGATCCGTTTTACGGAGCTGGTTGAAGACGACTCGGTTCCGTGGCGGATGAAGTGCGGACTTCTGTTGCAGTGGTATCTGGATCAAATTCCGGATGATATTGAAGCTGCAATTTATGCACTTGGAGATTTCCTGATGTGCAAAAGGATGTACCAGGATGATCTGGAAGATAAAGAGGAAGAGCAGCAGAGAAGTGGAAAGCCGGTATTTTCTTTTTCGGAAGATGCCGGCTGCATTTATGCAGCGTTCCGGGAGGCATATGGAATCAACCTGCAGCAGATTGATTATATGCACTGGTGGGAGTTCCGGAGCTTGTTTGACTGGCTGCCGGATGATACCGAGATTAAACAACGGATCATGTACCGTTCGATTGATCCTGGAACAATCCGGGATAAGGACGAACGCAAACGGATCAAGAAGATTCAGAGAGCTGTTGCCTTGAAAAAGAAACAGCGGAAACTGGATGATTATGAGATTGGAGATATGTTCTCATGATGGAAATTAAAATACCGACACGGCGTGAGTGGTATCCGTGTCCGTACTGCGGTCAGCATCTGCTTGTTTACACAGATACTGCAGTGTGCAGCGGACTGTATGTGAAATGCCGCAAATGCCGCCGGGAGGTGGAGATAAAAATTAAGAATTAAGCACTTGTGAGCCCCTGAGCCGTGCTATCAGAAAGGATGATAGTATGGCAGATGGATATTTGAATTTTGATACCAAAATCAATGAGAGTGGGTTCAATGAAGGCATAAATAAGCTTGGAAGTCTTGGAAAAAGTGGCCTATCTGTAGTCAGCAAGGCAATGACCGGAGCTGTTGCAGCTGTAGGAGCTGGAGCAGCGGCGATTGTAAAATCTTCCCTTGGCGTAGTCGCCAATATGGAGCAGCAGATCGGTGGTGTAGAGACATTATTTAAAGATAGTGCCAAGACAGTGATCAGGAACGCAAACAATGCGTTCAAAACAGCACAGCTTTCTGCTAATGATTACATGTCAACGGTTACAAGCTTTTCAGCATCATTACTACAGGGCTTAGGCGGAGATACTGCAAAGGCTGCAGAAATTGCGGATATGGCGATTATCGACATGGCAGATAATGCCAATAAGATGGGTACGAATATGCAGGATATCCAGAATGCCTATCAAGGTTTTGCAAAGCAGAATTATACGATGCTGGATAACCTTAAATTAGGTTACGGCGGTACACAGTCGGAAATGATCCGATTGATCAATGATTCCGGTATCTTAAATGAAAAGATAGAAGATCTGGATAACGTGACGTTTGACCAGATGATTCAGGCAATTCACAAAGTCCAGCAAAATCTCGGAATCACAGGAACTTCCGCAAAAGAAGCCTCTACAACGATAGAAGGTTCTGTTAATTCTGCTAAAGCCGCCTGGGAAAATTTTGAAGCCGGTGTAATCAGTGCGAACGACCTGGTTGACACATTCTGGACAGCGGCAAAGAATATCTTAAATAATCTTGGTCAAATGATCCCGCGTCTGGGAAAGACCGGAATGGATGTGGTGGAATCCTTATCCGGAAAAATCGGTGAAGCGGTTCCACAATTAAAGGGACTTACAGATAGTGTCGGAAAATTAGCAGATAAGTTAAAGAACATGAGTACGGATGAACTCATGAATCTTGGCAAGACTGCAGCAGTGCTTGCAGGAGCTGGACCGGCGATCTCATTATTCGGATCACAGATCGGTAATGTACAGTCAGCCGTTGAAGGATTCAGCGGAATTACAACTGGTGTTTTGTCTGAGCTTGGAAAGCTTCCGAAGGGATTCAAAAGTGCAACAAAATCGGCTGCAAATTTCCAGAAAGATTTTACGGGTAGCCTGAAAGGGCTCGGTAGCGCTGTTACAGGACCGTTTCAGGTACTGACTCCGAAATTGTCAGCTACTGTCGGAAAAATCGGCAAGGTCGTTTCCAGTGTTCCGGGAAAAATTGGTGGGGCAGTCGGCAAAATCGGTTCTGCAATCGCATCAAAAATCCCCAGAATTACAAGCGCGTTTTCACTACTTGGAGATACTGCCGGTTATCTGGGAGCATGGGGCGGACAGATTGGTTCTGCTTTGCAGGGAGTTCTTGGAACAGTAGCCGGCTTTATTCCGTCATTTGTAGGGTTGATGAATTTCGGTGCAGTTGCAGCCGTTGTGATAGCCGGTCTTGGACTGGTTTACAGTCAGTTTGGTGCACAGATTGACCAGATCCTGCTTCTGGCGCAGACCAAAGGACCGGAGATCATATCTAACTTTGGAGCAGGAATCACAGCAGCACTTCCGGGACTGATTTCATCAGGTGCAACCCTGATCCTGGGATTGATGAATGCAATTACGGCAAATCTACCATCGCTCATTTCTGTAGGCACAAGCATCATAGCAACTCTGGTAAGCAGCCTGGGCGCACAACTTCCGCAGTTAATTCCGGTAGCGGTACAGATGATCCTGACTCTGGTTGAGTCGCTGATCAGTAATCTTCCGCAGTTAATAGCTTCTGGATTACAGTTAATGGAAGGCTTGGCACAGGGAATTGCAAACGCGATTCCGCAGGTGGCGGCGAAAGCACCGGTTATCATCGGTAAGCTGGCATCTACGATTATCACGAATTTGCCGAAGATCATACAGACTGGTGTGAAGATTATCACGCAGCTCGCAGTCGGACTGGTTCAGGGAATCCCGGCGTTACTTGGTAAGATTCCATCCATGATCAGCCAGATCAAGAATGCATTTACCAGCGTAAACTGGGGCAGTGTTGGTATGAATATCATTTCCGGCATTGCAAGTGGTATATCCAGTGCGGTAGGAAGCCTGATCAGCGCGGCAACATCTGCGGCAAGTAGCGCATTAGATGCAATCAAGTCAAAACTTGGTATTCATTCGCCATCGAGAGTATTCCGGGACCAGGTTGGTAAGATGATGGCTCTTGGTATGGGAATCGGATTTGAGAAGAATATTCCGGTCGGATCCATGAATGCCGGAGTACAAAAAGCAGTCCAGAGCCTGCAGAGAAGTGTACAGCTTACGACATCCGTTAATCCGGATAAAACGGTAGGCGGAATAAAGAATAATCCGATCTTTAAGGATCAAGGATTTGATTACGACAGATT